GGATGGGCATCTTGCTTCATTTCTGAAAGACCCAATGCCCATCTGAACCAATACGCATCCACTTAGCAGGATGACCAGATTTAGGTGTTGGACAAACCCAACCTCTATACTCCTTGCCTTCCTTAGTCCCTTGCTTTAAGACCATTGGTCCATCGCCACCAGAGCAGAGCGGTATTTCATCAATTATCTCAGCACCGAATTCTTTAGTTATCTGTGCAACATCCCAGACAATTGGCTCAGGGTCATTAGGGCGTTGCTCTTTTATGAATTCCGCAAGAGCTGGCTTAGTCGTTTCAATTGCCTTCTTTGGGCCTTGTTTAGTCTTAGCGAAGTATCCAGCGAGGTTAAGTGCGCGTCCCAACGATCCAGTTTCCGCAAGCTCGAGTGCATATTGCTTGGATTTAGACTCACTGGATAAACCTGTAGTCCAAGGGTGTAAGTCAGCTTCAGTGCGATATAACTCAGTTTTAATAATATAGACATCACAATTAGCCACAAGCGACTCCGCCAAGATATGAGTCTTGATTCGATAATCTGGATAAGCATTTATAAACTCCTTTAATCGGTCTTGAACTGAAACATAATCATCAAGGTAATTCGACATTTAACTTCTCTCTCCCTGCGAAATTACTTATCGCATCGTCTAACTGTTCTTTTAATGAATAAAATGTGCCATCTGGCCAGTTCTGTGCTTCATCGGCGCAAGGCTGGCAATAGAACCTCACCTGTGCTTTGCGAAGCGGTGTCTCGCTTTGGACTTTCCAAACTGCTGGTGTCATAGCTCTTAAATCCCAGCCGTTCTTATTTGCTCCCCAGCGATATTTGCAGTAGTCGCAGTATTGATTTTGATTATGATTGCGAGTCAGACTCAATGTCGTCCCAATCTTCTGGAGTAGAAAATCTGCATCGACCCAAGATAGCGGCGTATCCAATGAGATCGAGATACGAATCCTCGCGCTCTGGACTTTCCACCATTCTTGAGAGTTTTGTTGCAATAGCAATAAGTGCCAATTCAGATGGGTCTCTGAGCTGAATACCGAGTGCTCTCGCGATTTTGTAAATGCGTAAAAAATTGTGCCTCGGGTCTCCATACTCAATCCCTCGGTCGAATAAGGTAGCACCAGCTTCTTCAAGCCATTCACTTAAGGACTTCTGTGTATCGGACACTTGACCTGCCTCTCTTATAGCCTTCATTAAAAGCTTTGGCTTTGGCTGAAGTAAATAAACTCCAGATATAAAGGCCGATAAATGGAACTCCAATGATTATTCCTACTACTGCTTCATCAGATAAATTAGGAAACATCTGCACTCACCCCATATTTATCAAGCCAATATGCAGAGATTTCAGCCTTAGATAAACGGCCTCTTAACTGCTTTTTACCCATCCGCTCTTTAGCGAATCGTCTAATTATTGATCCCTTAACCCAATTTGTCTCATCAGTCCAAGCCCCTGCTTGAGAATCAAATCGAATAAGAGCTACTTTATTTATCATTTTGCTCCCGTTCTGTAATCCCTAAATGGATTTACGGGCTAAATGTATTTGCTTAAATCTATTTAGACAAGTAATAGCTCGGCGTGGCGAATATCTAAGAAGCCAGCCAGTCGTTCATTTGTGGCTTTATTGGCAAAATCGGTAGTGATGGGCAACCGCTTCAAAGCCCATTCAGGCTCGATTACAGCCCCTAAGTCGAATTGGTATATCCCTTTAGGTGTCGAATTGATATAAAGGGTCCTAGCGCCCGTTCTAGCCCTTATATCGGCCAAATAATCCCACTTCTTCTTCTCAATTATTAAAGTATCGTAGTGGGTCCTTCGGCATTTGAGCTCAATATAGGAATCGCTGGTAATGCCATCTGCTCGGTCGGTCGCTGAAAGGGGCGTCAAGTCTGGGTATAGCGACTTGAGAGCCTCGAATAACTCGACCTCGCGGAAGTAAATTAGTTATCTTCCTCGCCATCTTCCCAACCAATTTTCTTTATTGGGTCATCGGCTGGCACTATCCAATCAGGATAAGAGCTACGATCCATAGCGAAAGCCAGCGAAGTGCCTTCATCCATACCAGCTCTGCGACAAGCTTTATAAACTTCATTGGCAGCAATAGCCCAGAAATCAAGCTTTGTTAATGGGGTTTCTTTAGTAGTCCTGCGTCTCTTAGGACGCTTGACTGGCTTCTTATTTACGCGCTTTCGCGTTGCCATTTCTGACCCCTTTCGCTAGGGCCAATTCTAGCTGAGACTCCATCTTATCAAGGCGCGACACTATAGGGATATTTTCCAATTTGATGATGTATCGCAGACCCGCAATCAGTAGAGCTATTGATCCTAAGACTGAAGCTACTAAGGTGGCCAATTCAGCCGCTGGCATTAACGGACTTTGCCGTAGCGCTCATAGTTAGGGTTTAGCCAGTTGATGATGCTAGGCAAGACTGATACTAGAGCTGCATTTGCAATGGCAGCAGGGTCGAATCCCACCGCTAGATAGGTCGCTAGTGCTGCTGCTAGAAATGCTTTCGCCCAGCTTTCGGCTGCTTTTTTTAGGTCTCTCATTAGTGTCTCCTTCGAGTTCGAAATAACTGCCATCTTTGTCTCCCAAAGTTGTAAATGAAATATGGAAATGTGAGCGGTGAGGATTAGCGCCATTATATTTACGCCGCTTCCAACCGAGTATCGGACTCATTATCTTGCCATCAAAGATAATGTATTTAATTCTTTTATCGCCGTTCTTTGCTAACTTACGAATCTTCTCGACCAGCGCATAAGCTTCTTCTTTGTGTGCCGATAGGTCAGAATCTATATCTATAGCTCTAACGATTCCATCTCTTGGTATATGGTCAGAAGTGCCTTTAGAAAGGTGACGAGCGTCAGCAATCCAGCCATCAGACTTACGATCCCTATCAGGATAATCGTCATCGATTTGCTCCCGTAGTTGGACGCCAGCTGCACATAGTCTCGTCATTATCTTTATAGATTGTGCTAAAGGCCTAATGCCTTTAAGTCATCATCAGTTAGGCCTAAAGCTACTAATTTGGCTTTGGCTGCCGATTTAGCCTTTTCCTGTGCTTCGGCTTCAGCTAATGCTGCTTGTTTTGCCAACCTAGCATCTGCCCATTTTTTTATCTGCGCTTCATACTCAACAGGTGTTAATTCAGTATAACCATCTTCATTGTTACCTGTTCTTAGCGTTGGATTTTCTGCCCTAATTATTTCTATCATTTCTGTTCTTGTAGTCATTATTTACCTAACCCATAGACGGCTACTGTGCAATCTATATTTGTCGAAGATGACCTTAATAGAAATCCATCTGGAGTATAACTATCATTAAAACCATTGGTAATGCTAAACTTATTTGTTCCAGTTAAAGAAGTATTCATTCCCTGAATAAACGCTCCCTGCACAAATAAATATCCTGATGTGGCAGTTTGCTGAGCTAACATAAAACCATCTGTAGAAGAAGTATTTAAACTAACTGCTGCAGTTCCATTGTTAGCATAAGCAATACCAGCACCGAAATAATTTGTAGCTCTAGTTACGCCACCTGCGCGGAATTGAAACATTGCGTCATCTGCTAAGGTAGCAGCAAAAAAACTTTCAATTATTATTAAAAAAGACCCATAAGTAGAAGTAAAAACACCATCAAAAGTCGTTCCTGAATCTGCAACATTTGTCAAAGTAGAACGTTTTATTAAAGTCAATCCACCACTTGGCGCGGCCCATTTTAGGCCAAGACTTTGAGTTGAGTCGGCTGTGAGAATATGCCCATTAGTTCCAATTGGAATTCTTGCGTCAGCGGTATCAAATCCAAATAAATCGCCCTTAGTTGTAAGCGGCGTTTGATCAGCAGTAGTTCCCCATTCTGGAGCAGTGCCACCAGAATTAACCTTTAATACTTGCCCAGCAGTTCCAATAGCAATTCTGGCCTTGGCTGTGCTGCTAGTGTAATAATCAATATCTCCTGCAGTAGTTCCGGGATTTAAATTTTTTACAGTGGTATCAGCAGATGATCCAAGTGTGCGGATAGCGGCCGCGCCATCTTTGACAAGATCTGTGTCTGCTGGCGTTGCCCAATTGTAATTAGTAGTATTCGGCATTTAGTCTCCTATGCAACTATTGTAGCGTTAAGCCAGTCCAAAGTAGGGCTGATTGTATTCCAAGTCTCAGTCGCTGGGACTGAGTTCCATCTAAACGCCTGAAGGCTGAAAGCGATAGGCGAGACATTTAGGGTTAAATTGAGCTGGTTAAGACTGGCTGTCCAAGTCCATCCTTCGACAAATCCTTGAAATTCTCCACCGACCATATTGGCTGGCAAGTTAATAATATTAAGCGGTTGGCCCATAAATACGCCAAGAAGGTTATCTCGGTCTGAATTGTCAATTTCACCGCTGGCTATCGGGAAGGTTATCTGCCTTAAGGCAAATTGAGGATATGCGCGGATAAGGAGATAGAAGGCTGCTTGAGCCGTAGCGTCTCCAGAATTGCGAAGTGTTGTCGATATGGTAGAAGCAAGAAGGCCATATTCAGATATTGATGCTAAATCCTGATCTGTAACTTCCGATCCTGAAGTCCCATAGCCAATTGTTATCGAATTTCTAACATCGCCAGCTCTTTTAATAATCGAAAGTCCAGGCCCAATTGAGTGATTACCATCTAAATCCACATAGCCATTAGTTGCTAAGTATTGCGATCTATGCGTTGAATCTGCATACCCAATACGACCCTGAGAATCCTCATAAAGATAACCAAGTCCGCTAGTAGCAAAGCGAGAAGCTAAGTTATAAACTGTATCGTCCAAATTATTTTCAGAGTGAAGCTCATAATCCCCAGGAGTGTCGATTTCACCTAATCCGCTATTTTCTGCATCTTGCCATTGAATTGTTGGGTCATAGCCGTTCCAAGTTTCGGCAGCTGGGACTTCATTCCATTGGTCAAATAAAACTGTTTCTAATAGTTCTTGGATTCTATCGCCATCAAATTGATGAGCAAAGTTGCCTACATAAACGGCTCGATTGAGTCTTGCTAAGGCTCCTACTGCAACTATTTTAATTTGTTGGCTAGTGGCTGTTGAGCCTGAAGTTTGAACTGTTATGCCTAGGTCAGTAATAAAACCGCCAAATAGATTTACATAAGTAGCGCTTGAGTTTTGGACTTCAATTGTTACTGCATCATTAATCTCAAACGGAACTGCTGCTTCAGCTGTTTCAATCAAGGTTAAATTGCAATAGCCAGCAACTGGCTGAGAGTAAATATCTGTGCGACCAGAAGTGATAGTAAGTCCGCTAAGGGTTGCGCTAGTGACTGTGCTGCCATTAACTTTGACTCGATAAATTGGATTCCAAGCGGTCATATAAGCAGTTGCTCAGTTCCAGCGCCAGTTCTGCGACCTGTGTTATTTAGAGCTGAGACGACCGCCCTAGTAAATCCTTCTTCATCAATAGCGCTTGGGGCATTGACATTTATAGTGACACCAGCGTTATTAGCTGCAACTGTTCCAGCGACATTGAAGCCAGAAGGAATAGCGTTACCGCTTGGAACTGCACTTGATGGAGTGACTCTTGGTGTTGTGCTTGTGATAGGGGATGGTGCTGAAACTTTAGGAACTGTAGGAATAGACGCGCTGCTCGGTGTTGATGAAATTCCGAATGGCAATGAAGCCGATGATACTGTGTTAGAACCAGTCGAAGTTGATCCGCTGAAATTAATTTTTTGAATGGTAGCAATATCAGGGCCAGATTTGATTAGATTCAATCCGCGAATGACGGCATTTATGCCAGTTATTGCTGCGTTTATAATAGGCTCTAAGGCGTTTAGTGCAATAGCTACTGCGCTCACAATTCCAGAAGCAACTTTACCAATAATCTTAATAGTATCTGCAAAACCACCAGCTAAGAATGGGACTAAAGTTTCCTTGGCAAAATTGTATAATCCCCTAAAAGTATCCTCATTTTCTTTGACCGATTTTATAACTGGATCAATAGCATTTTTCTTAAAGCGCTCAAATGCTGGAAT